ATATGCCAATTTGCCAATTGGCGCAAAGCGACAAAGTATTTCATTGGCACATTGAATTATTGGCATATCGGCACATTATTTATTCTTTCTATACTCCCAATATCCGAAAATAACTATTATCAGCACGAATGCTCCGGCGAACCAGCCCCATTCATTGCCCTGTACAGGGCGCGAGTCGGTATTTGTATCTTCATGAATGATTTCTTTGGCCTTCGTGCTGATGGCGGCGGTACTGTCTGCCTTTGCCTCGCTTACGTGTACATCAGATGATCCTGTATCGCTAACAGCCATGCGAGCTCGCTCAGCTTCCCGCCCTGATTCCTGTATTTTTCGTATTGTGCCGTCAGGCCGATACCAGATTGTTCGAAGATATTGTCTTTCGGCGGTGATATCCGACGTGCTGTCGCGGCGATGGGTTTGTGAGGCCGTGCTGTCTTTTTGTACTGATGATACAGTTGAAGCACCTTCTGTATGTGTCTCCACAGAGCTATCAAGATTCCGGTTACTCCGGCAGGAAGCGCATACAATGAGCAAATATGCCAATATGATAATGAGCCAATTTGAAAATGTGCCAATGTGCCAATGGCGCGAGGCGATAAGATATTTTTCATTTTTTTTCATTTGCTAATTAAATTTGATGTCGTTCAGCCTGTTTAGCCAGCCTTTCAGGAATACTTTTTGCGTAGGATCCCTTTTTACAATATCCTCGAAATGCTGTTTTCTGCGTAACCAAAGTTTTTTGAACAATCCGGACTGGTCAGGATAGTTATTGATTGTCGCGAGCGTTTTCGGTCCAACGATACCATCTGCCGTCACCTCAAGTACCTGTTGCGGATACTTTATACCCCATAACCAATCCACAACCAGGTTTGCGATTGACTGGTTATTGATTTCATCAGCCCTCCACCTGTTCCAATAAGAATTAATCATAATATCGGCCCATTCTTCATCCGGCATATTTTTAAGATCGTCAACAGTTGTTACGGGAAATCCTTTCTTGCGCCGGTAATCCGTATAAGTAGCGAGGGTTACATCCCGGTTGGTCGGGCCGCCCCTGTCTGCCGGGTGATCTACAAAACCGCCCGACCATTTGTTTATTATCGGGACTAAATATTCAATTTTCGCCATCCGGAGCCTCCTTTCTATTTTCATTATGAGCTTCTATCGAGATATTATTACCGATATTCATCTTCATACGCTCATAGGTCGACATTAACTGAAAAATAATGCTTTGTGCAGCTCCGCAGGCTATAATGATAATTGTGCCCGTCTCTTTCATACGGTGTCCGTCGCAGATAACGCACCAGGCGGCCAACATGCCCCAGAAAACGGTAACGATCCACCGGCGGCTCCGGAACTTGGTCCACCATTTGCCGACAAAGAATGTGGAGAGCAGGAAACAGGCCAGACAAATCAGGCCGACGGCTATTTCGGAAGGATTAAGATTTAATTGTTGCATGACTTTTTTATTTCAAAAGTCACGATTTGAAGGGGAAAAGGAAAGGACAAAAAAACTGGATCATCACGACCCGTAAATCTTTTAAAGTTTTTAATATCTTCAACTTTATCCATCCAAATACAGCTTGATTGTCCTGAACAGGGCTTCGCTCACCGTTACATTATTATCCTGATCGATGGAGAATGCCAGCTTCTCCGGAAGTAATGGCTGATTATCTATCATGTAGATATTGTCGAAACGAAAATTCATCACGTCCCGTATATCTAAACGTAACGGCAATTTTACCTCATTGAACGAGTCCAGGATAACGGCGGCATATTCGGACCAGAATTTTTGATACAGGCCGTTTATACCTCCGAATATAAGGTTAAAACCTCCGGGAAATACAATGCCGTCAGAGTCGCATTTAAAAATATTCCCGTATACGCGCCTTGAATCTTCGTTTCCTTCCGGATGACGGCCTCTGTAAAACGCAGTCATTATGACACAATTCTCGGTCTCCTTATTATTATTCACCTCTTTGGTTTCATCTCCGGAACTGTTTATAACTAGTATCGTATTCATGTGCCGGCGCTGTCCAATATACGGCATACGGTAATTAGTCCCTATCTGTAGCATTGTATCGATGCGGAAATAACGTACGAATACGTCGAGGTAGGCAATATAATCCCGTTTACTGTCTTTTGTATCATAATCGTTGTCTACCGAATCAGGTTTGTCGATGTAAAAATCGAAGAGATATTGTGAGTGATATTTCCATTGCGGACTTTCGCCTGAACGGTATTCCCATATCTGGCCATAACTACGGACAAAATAATATCCATCGAAGGTAGCTTGGGAAAAACTGGCGATCTCATACAGAACGGCCAGTCCGGACTGAAATCTGTTTAGTGTATCGAAATTGACATCAGAAAATTCTATGGAACGGTTATGGGTAAGTTTTAGAAGTTTGGAATCGGAAAGGTTTATAACCGGTATGTCGGTTATCTTATCGTCAAGCGCTTTATAGTCCTTGTTATCGAGTATATCTTTCCAGAACTTTACTTCCACATACCTGTGATCGGGAGTAATAAAAAACTCGCATCCATAGTCGGTACGCACCGATTGCAGGTAGTCGCTTATCTTGGCCGATGGCACCAGTTGGGAATATTTCAGCTGTGCCTTGGTAATGGCATCCGCGGTATTATTCAATACGGCTATTTTTTGCATTTCCGGATCTGTATCGAACGCCGATTCGCGCAGCTCATAGCCGAAGTATGCAAAAATCCGGCGCAACACATACGATTGCCTTAAGAACGGCGTGATGCTATACCCTTTAGGGGCTTTCGTAAATCTACTTCCATCGTAATACGTCCGCTCGATACGTCCGCACAACTTAAAATAGGGTTCGCCGTTAAGATCCGTAGCCAAATCAGAATCTGTAGGATACAAAGCTGAATATTGTTCGTTCAGGACCTGGTAGAAAGTATAATTTGTAGTACCGGCAGAAGATGTGATATCCTGGTCAAAATGATCTGTCGCTACCGGAAACAGGAAGAAGTCATCCTCTATACTGCCTACCATAACCAGTTCCATATACTTAATCATCATATCCAGGTCGCTGTCGAAGGTGCCGGCTACATGGAAGCCCGAAGCCGGCCGTGTGATATCGAATGCCTGCTTCATGTCCTTTTCTTTCATACGGGCATACAAAGGAGATTCTTCGAGGTATACGGCGCCTTCCAGCTCCTTGCTGCCGGAGGCGATACGAAGCAGACCCTGTTTCTGGTATATTCCGGCTTCGACCAGAACATCGCGGTTGCGCCTATATTTGAATAAAGACTGCAGGTTCACGTCTCCCAGGTTGTGCATATTGGCGGGTGTGTATGGCAATGTTAGCGGCAGCGACATCGATCCCTGCTCCTTCAGCATCGGATTATTTAGTGTTATACTCAGCTTTGTATCCGGTTTCATGTCTAGTATGGCGCCGGTATCTTTTAGTCGGATGTGCATAATATTTAATGTGCCAATTATTTAATGTGCCGATGTGCCAACGTTTTTTATGTCGCTTTGCGCCAATTGGCATATTGGCACATCATTTCATTGGCATATTGGATTAATATTTATTGCCGAAACTTTCGTAATCAGACATTATTTGCTCCGTAGTTTTAAAATCCTGATAGTTGATTTCGGCTTTCAGGCGATTGTCTCTCAGGAATGTGTATATTTCCATCAGGATATCGCGATTGTCGGGTACTGCTGCCGATGATCCCGAACGGGATGTGTTATTTTCCGGAGAAGCGGCAGGGTTGGATATAAAGCCCCCCGTATCGAATCCTGCCATGCGAGCGCGTATCAGGCGGTTCATATCGATCGTGCTCGCTTGTCCGGATGTTTGCGCCTTATCCATCAAATCGATAATAGGGCGGGCTGTCGGATTTTTTACCAGAGAGCCGCCTGCGACCCATTCCATACTTTCCCCTGCAGGACCTTCACCGACCAGTACAGTAGGCTTATCCACAAATCCGCGCTTATTAGGATCATAGATGGCAGTAAACGGTTTGCCATCCTGTGCGCGTTCGACGTCTATATATCCGCCCTGTTCCAGGCCCGGCGTGTTGATGCGCTGGTACTGTGTGTTGCTGTCGGAGCTGCTGCCTCCCAGTGTCATATTTTTCACCTTCTGGCGCTCGGCGTTGGCGGCGATCAACTGTGCAGCACCAGTGACGGCCAGCATCGCAGCTGCCACAGAACCCGCTATCGGCCCGAGCTGGGCATAACCGGTCATAATAGCTACAGCCGTATTTGCAATAATCTCCGAAGCTTTTACGGCAAACTGCACGTCGGCGTATTTCTTCTCGATATCGAGCTTCTTTTGAGCCTTTTCGTTTTCGAGCCGTTCCACTTCTTCCTTATTGCCCTCGGCAGCGGCTATGCGTACATCATATTCTGCATCGAGCTTGGCGGTTTCGGCTTCCATCAGGGCGGAGACAAGGTTAGAAGCTTTTTCCTGCCAGTGTTTCTGCTCTTCTACCCATTTGGCGCCGTATTCCATCTTCAACTGGAACTTGGCTTCTTCGAATTCTTCTTCAGAGAGTAATCCCTGTTCGTGCTGTAGTTTCAGGTTCTCCAACTCCATATTGTACAGTTCGCCGACAGAGGCCAGTCCGTACTGTTCTTTTACCTGAAGGCGCTCATCTTCATATTTTTTATTGAGCTGGGTGAGTAGTTTCTGATAGGTCTCATAATCTATCAGATTAGCCGCCAGTAAGTCCTGAATGCCGCGCTGTTCACGGGATTTATCTTCATTTACGGTAGTTAATCCATATCCGGAGCGCACATTGTAGTTCGTGTTGCTGTCGGAACGCTGCAAAGCTCTGCGTTTGGCTTCGGCATCAGCTTCGGCTTTTACCGTCTCCGCGCTTGCTTTCTTAACGGCTTCGGCTTTAATGCGTCCGTTTTGCAGTTCCAGGGCTTCTACATCCATGCCATACTTTTGCAGGATAGCCAGCCGGGTTTCAGTTTCGGCGATATCGATAAGCTCCAGTTCCCGAGTCCTTTGTTCTTCACCGAGATTGCGCTCCTCTAGGGTTTTCTTTTCTCCGTCTACCCATGCCTGAAGTATTTGCAGGGAAATGTCACGGGCACGTTCGGCTTCGGCTAGTTTATTGGCGTCGAACTGGGGGAGAAGGTCGAACTGGGAATTACGCGTATCGGCTTGCATCTTCCCTATATCGGCTAGGAACTTTTTATCTTTCACTTTAAATTCGTCCAGAAAAGCCCCTATAAGTTGCATCCTGTCAGCATAGTATTTATAATCGCTTTTCAGAGTTTCGTATTTTAGTTCTTCATCTGTCTGGTTATTTTCGAAGGCATATTTCTTCAGTGCGAGTATTTCCTCCTTATGCGCGTTTTCTAGATTTTCGAGACGGGTAGCCAGTTCCTTTTTCTGCCGGGCTGTTATCTTGGATTCTTTTTCTCCTTTGTCGGGCAGTGTACCGCCAGTGGATTTTACTACTTCATCACCTCCGGGTGTAATATATTCCAGTTTGCTGCTTATTACAGACTTGGCAAAATCCTCAGTATCTTTTTTGACAGAATCTAAATAGCCTTTATACGCCTTGGCATTGCGGAAAGCGTTATCTAACACTGCTGTGCCCGCCTCCTTCATATTTTCTACGCTTGGATTCATCAGGGCGTTTATTTGTTTACCCAACAAAATTGCAGAGTTAATACCAAAATCGAAAGCCAGCTTCATATTATTATATAACAGTTTGAACCAGTATGTGATACCAATCACTGAAGCTCTGAGTGCTTCAGAACCATTGTACGCGGTGACAAAATGATTGTACAGATCTATCAGCTTATTCATTATATCAGGTAACTGTCTTTCAGCAAATCGTGTTACCCAGTCCGCTATTTTACCCGATGCCTGGCTCCATAGTTTATTTATCCATAATAATTGATTCCCTACCTTGAGCTGTGCGTTTTCCCACTTCACGGTTGCTTTGGTTGCCATATCGGCGGCAGTAAGCGCTCGTGGGCCTTGCTTTTCGAGTTCTGCGTTAACCAGGGCAATTACACCTTTGGCAAAGGATCCTTCTTTGGCCATCGCCCGGCTTATCTCTACTGAGGAAAAACCGAGGTCATCCAGTACCAGTTTCGACTGGCGGCCTATACCATCGATAATTCTCCTCTGAAAGTCGTCTACTTCCCTACCCATATCGATAGCTCGGCGAGCCGCAAAATCAAGCAGGTTGCCCACTTCCGAAACGGGGATTTTATATTTATCCGCCTTGACTGCCGCCTGCATCAGGGTGAAATCGTTGATAAGCCCTCGTGTTTGTTCCCGTAGCTTATCCAACAATTTCGCATCGCTCAGGCCGCGGAAAGCACGGGCGACACCTTCGGCCTTGGCTGCCACTTCTATCAATGTGCCAATCCATTCTTTGGCTTTATTTATAAGGTCGGTAAAGAAACGTATTACCTGATAGACCATCATTAGCAGAAAAACCTTGCTTATCGTTTTGCCGGCCTCTTGTGCAGCCTGTGCCAACTGGCCAAATCGCATTTTTACATTTACTCCACCTACGGCTACTTTTTTCATCTGGTTTTCCGTAGCAATAAGCTGGTTGTTGTATTGGTTCCACTTGGTCAGATCATCCTTTTTTACTATATTGTTTAGCTTACCTCGCAAGTAATCGGCCCTTGATGACAATTGTGCCATAGTCATATCCTCCAGCTTCATTGTGCGGATCAGGTACTCTCGCATATGTCCGGCAGTTTGGATAGTAGCGTTGTTTTCTTCTATCTGTTTTTTATAGCCGAGAGATCGTAGCCTTGCATTTTCCTGAGCTTCATATAAGGCTTTCAATTTTTTGGAACCTGTATCTCCGGCCTTTTCAAGCTCCCGGATTTCTTTTGATAAAAGCTTTATATTTTCTGCCTCACGTTTTGCTGAAGCTGCCAGGTTTTTATTTTCATCTTTCAATAATTGTATAGCCCCCTTGGCATCTTTAGCCTCTAGCTCAATTTGCTTGACACCTTTTGCCAGTTTATCGAGGTCAACGGTGACTTTATCTGCCCCTTCGCTTTTGATTACAAGCGTTACTAAATCTTTTGTTATCATACAGATCAGATTTCAATTTTGTTTTCTTTGAGTTTTTCTGCTATGAACCGGGCTAGTCCGCCGCGGGTACGGCTGTAGATATATCCCATAAGGAAGCCCCATACGTATTTGTTGTAGATGGGTGTATATCTCTTCTTGGGCTTATTCCCGCGAAGCCGCAGATCGAGAAAGCGCATATAGAGCGGATAGGTGACAGTAAGGGTAGTACCTTCGCTTCCGGAACTGACATTATAGGGGTTTGATTTCATATAAGCGGACAATGCGCCTGTGTGCTTAACAGTATCACGTCCGGCAATTGTCGCCTGTATGCTGGTCAGTTCTTTTGCCGCCTTGGAGAATACTTCCGGCACATTGATCGTATATGTATTATTTTCAGTAATCATACGGCTAATTTAGCCGCGGGGGAGAGAGTGGGAAAGGACAGAAAATAATGAAGAATTAAGAATGGCAAGAAAAGGTAAAGAAAAAGCCCTACCTGAATGGATAGGGCTGCGCGAAATATATTGTTTGGTTATTAAATCTTTCTTTTCTGTAATTGGAGTTTAGCGTCCTGAGCTATTATCCCCAGAATGCAGGAAACATCGCTAAAACTTATCTTATTGTTTTCCAATAAGACGATTAATCCGTCTACTGAAGATATGGCTAGAATACTCTTTAAAACAGCCGACACAGGTATGCGTATATTATCAAACTGCATAAGCTCATGTTTAGTCAGTACACCTTTTAACCGGCATTGTTCGATTATAGTAAGCAGGTAATTATAATCTGCCTTGTAAAAATGTGCGATTTCTTTTACAGCGTTTTCCAGTATCATTTTATTGAAAGTTTTCTGTTCAATAAATAATTTACGTCTCTCTCGTTACCATCTTTTAATACGATTTTAGCTATTTCTACAGTCAGATGATAAAACACTTCTTCCGTATAATGAAAATATCGTATCGTACGATCAACATAATTATTATATTCAGCCATGACCGGGATACCGATAGCTGATATATATTTAAGACGAAACTCTAATCGCATATTGTCCCGATATCTTACGATATAATCGAATGGATGGTCCCTTAATATATATTGAAACATAACACCATCGAAAGGCCTGTCTTCACGGGCAAAGCCGTAAGATTCCAATTCTGATATAAATTTATCTAAAGACACCGTTTGGTCATTACCGGGGTGTGGGCGTTGCATTATAATATCTGCATAGTTAAGCTGCATGCGGACAAGAAAGTCGGAATATATCTGATATGTATTTGAAGGACTATTTTTCATACTTCCGGTTTTAAATAATAGTGCAATGTACTAATTTATGGAAAAACGTACAAATATGCAACTAAGCAAAAAGCCGCCCTACTTATCCCAAGCAAGGCGGCAGAATTAATAAACCTAACACAAAACCATGAAAAAACGAAAAAGAATATTTTGGGAATTACCTTATTTCCCATTCAGCATATCATATCCCTGCCGGCGTATGATGACTGTCCAGCCATACGAAGGCATATCGTACGATAGCCATGGCGTGATAATATGATCCGCTTGAAAGTTCTTCAGCCAGGGAACACATTTCTCCTCCTGTATCATGATGTGTCGCATCCGGCAGAGCATGTCGAGCGCACGGTCCGATTTGATGGCGCGTTCTACCAGGTCGTTATTGCTGTCGCGCGCCGGGAAGGCTATCGTAATGGCTATCAGGAACGATTCGCGGCGCACATTCGGCGGGGTTATCTCATTCTCAATCTGCCCGTAATCGACGAACATAAAGCAATCCTGAGCAGCGGAGATGGCATTGGCCACGCTCTGTGCGTCGGGACCGAAAATATAATGTTTCAGATCCGGAAGCAAGGCCGCCGGCAGATCATTCACCTCCTGCATCCATTCGGCGTATTCCGGAAGTTCGGAGCGTCCGATATTAAACATTCCCAGGACTCCCGCTTTCTTCGGGAATCTGGCGAAAAACATAAATATATCCTTGATCAATGTTACCATAATCTAAAAGTGAAAAGTGAATAGTGAAAAATGAAAAATTTATCATTCTTCGTTTTTCGTTCTTCACTTGTAATTATATTATTTTGTTTATAGTTTCTATATCCAGTCCTGTCTTCTCTGCTATTTCCGGTAATTTCATATTTGCGCTGTGTAGGGTGCGCACGGCATCTATTTTTTTCTTCCGGAGAATTTCGAGGTATTCGGTAAGCGGCATATTACCGACTCTGTCGATATCGCCGTACCCATCTTCTGACAGTGCATATATACCCTCTTTGAGCCCAACGGATAGCTTGTTTTTCTTCGTATCTTTTCCCTGCTGCCACAGGATACTGAAATGCGTTTTGGTAAACAGCAGCAAGACGAGTGCCTGGAAGTTAAGCGCGACAGCTTCGAGCGTTGCCGGGTCCACTGATCCGAACAGGGCGGCATTATCGTGCGCCCATTCCGGCGAATATACGCCCGGACAATACAGTATAGCGGCCAGCAACGGCATAAGTTCCAGATTTTTGGCGACGCCCGAAAGGCATTCGGATGCATCGACATACTGGCGGGCTGATAGCGATACGGACAGCAGTCCGCAGGAGGTGTTGACCGTATAGCCGGCATATATATCGTCGCCTGACTTTATTTCTGGGAGCAGTTGTGCAGCAAAACAGGCGTCGAGCTCGTATGTATACTCCGCGCGGCGAAGGACGCGGGCCTCTGGTGAGTCAGGAAGGTTGGCGGGTTCCGTTTTGTTGGCTATGCGACGTAGTTCCGGAGACAGGGCGGCCCATACTTCCTTCGGGTACCTGATGTTGAAAATAAACGTGACTTTCGACTGCAGCAGGTACAGGTTCTGCGCGATGGTATCCCCATGCTTCCGGGGAATATAACGCATATCAAGTCCCAATACGAAGATAACAAATCGTAGGCGTACGTCGGCCACAGACAGCTGGCCGGAGGCATACAGGCGTAACAATCCGGACAGGTGTACGAATTGTTCCGGAGTTAAAACCTCCCAGCTGTTGGGGATGGTGTAGGGTTTGTTTTTTATTTCTATTTCAATTAGCATATGATTTGTTGTTATTCATTCTCCAAACATTTTATCATATTTACGATCCAATATCCGCCTTATAACTGATCTATGAACTTCCATCCAATAGTTTATAAGCTCAGTGGACTTTTTATCAGAAACATGATTCCATAAATAACGCATCAATGCGAATACAGACGCATGGTAGATCAGCTTTACCAGTGTAATAAATCCTATTTTCATATCTCAATATACTAATTTGCTAATTAATTCACATCATATAATACTTATTCCCTTCGTCATTCAGGTTGGTCCCGGTATCCAAATTCCCGGAATCGTCGGTAAGCGCCAGGTCTATATTGCCGAGTAACTTGTTAGCGTCGGACAGGAAGTCATTAGCCATATTTGTAAGCGCGTCGCGCTCGTCCTTTCCATTGCGAGAGAGGGTATTGTCGTCGAAGTAGTTGCGTATGGTCGGCGGCAGCTCTATGATATCGAATTGCAGCAGCGTACGGGCAATTATGGTATATACCAGTGCCGTATCGAGATTAGGCAGCAGGTCGTCGCGCCCAGCGGCATCCAGTTTTTCGTAATAGCCGTTGAAAGTCAGCAGCAATTCTTTCTTCTGGATGGGAACGGTGCGTATAAAATAAAGGTATGACGTATCGATGCTGTAAAACGATTCGAAGTCGAGCACGGTACGCAGGCGTAAGCCTTCCATCTGACGGGCCATCCATGTGTCGCTCCAGTTATATGCCGTATCTTCGCTAAGGATATGCAGGAGCGAATCCATCGCGTTGTGATAGTTGTCGATATACAGCCGGCGCATAGCTTCCAGTTCGTACTTGTATGTATCGGCCTTTTTCTCGTGCCTGTTGCCTACGGTAACAAATACATTATAGCCGTACATGATACGGTTGGCCCAGGCAGAACGCAGGTACATCAGTGCGTCGGTATCCGTTTCCCCGGCTATCTGGTTCCATATATCCCCGGAGATAACGCCCGTGATGGACTTACGCGCGGAAATGGCCACAGCGTTTAACGAAGCGAAGGTAACACCCGTTTTTTCAACGCCGGGAGCCGCCTCGATGAAGTCGGCCAGGGTAGGGAATAGTTGATTGAGAACTAACATAAACTAATTTTTTAATGTGAAACAACGTTCGACGTAGTCAAAATATGCCGATGTGCCAATGTTTTTTTCGCTTCGCGCCAATTGGCATATTGATTACCTTCTTTGACGTTCCATTGTGGATACAACGCTTATCCACGTACTACATGTGTCATTAGGGCAAATAACATAGTCGCCGTCACGCTGATCGGGATGTATGTCCGAACTGTCGTATATAAATTCGCAGCCACAACGGTTACATGTGCACCGTTTGCGGGATTCTTCTTTTAGGTTTTTACCTTTCTTCAATACTTCCATCATTTTACACTTTCATAGTTTACTATATGATTTACTGTTAACTGGCATTAAGTGAATCCAACCTTTTATCTTCAGATACCTGGCTTTGCCGGCTCGGTATTTCACGATAGTATCCGATCCGGTACCCGGCTTCGTATTTTTTCGGAAAATTTACCTGCAGGGCGTAATTGAACGCTTCGCTACATACTTCGTCGTCGGCGGTAAGAGAGGCCAGGTATACGATGTAATTGTAATATACATCGGCTCCGGATTTGGAGATAACGCCGTCCTGCGATATGCCTGTAATGGATGGATCGAGACCCATCGATGAGACGAGTACCCCATCTACACGCTTGTCATAGGCTATCATCGCCTCTATATATTCTTTATACTTCATGTCGATGGTTTCGAACCGCCAACGCTCTTCCTCTTTTTGCCCGGTACGAAACGAATAGGATACAAAGCTCTTGCCTTGGTTGCTCTTGCCGGAAAGGAACTCGGTAGCTTTTTTTATTTCGGCATTCATATAACGTACCAGGAACGATTCGCTGTAGTCGGTACCTACTTCTATACTATTGTATGTAAGCAGTGGCTTGCCGTCGGCCTTGCGCTTCCTGTTTTCTTCGCAGATGGCCTTTATCTGGCTGCGTTTGGACGCTATCCATGCATCCGGAATAATAATATGTATCTTGGCCGAAAGCGAGTTTTTGAGGAATGAATTAATATAGTCGGGGCTGTCGTTGGCGCCTTGAATCCAGGGTTTTGTACCATAGTAAGTTTCGTTGCATCCGTAGAAGTCGCCTACCGTGCTCTGCCGGTGGTGTGAAATAGCGGCATACCGATAGCGATGTATTTCGGAAATATCGAAGCGCGGATAAATTTTAAACTTGGTAGTAGCCAGTCCCCATACGCCGAAAGCGGCATAACGGAAATCGCTGTAGGTAGGAATCTCCGACAAAGCATCGAAGGTCTTGGCCGTGGCCAGACGGCAATGTTTATTTTCCACCAGTTCCAGCCCTGCAATCGGATAGCCGATACCGAACTGTGCACCCATGGAGAAGCGGTGCTTCGCAAAATAATCGTAAAACGTATAGAAACGCCGGATAAGGCTCATGGCGAAATCGGTGTAGGACGTCTCTATGCCATTCCTTTGCCACGACTCCAACCAGCGGAATACTTCCGGGTCGCGGTGCCATTTCCGTTGCAGCGTGCCTTCGCTGTCTGTGGTAATAAAATAGCCGTGCGGGCCTTTGCCGTACAGGAACTTAACCTGCTTGTCGATCAGGCGCGGATGAAGTCGGTTGCGCTTTATGGTATACTCGATTTCCTCGCATTGGAGGTTATGCTCGCCGCGTGCATATACGTTATATCCCTGCACGTTCAGCCATTGGGGAATCACAGTTTGCATTACGGACCGCTCGAAGCCGGGATCATTCAGTACGGAGCTGCCCATCGGGCGGTCACCGATCTGAAACGTCGTTACCGTGTCCTCAGAGATGCATAGGCCAAAGTTGCCAAGGGTAGATATTTCGCTCATACGGATTTTATTTTTCGCAGTTTATAGTTATCTACAGCAAAGCCGATATAGCGCATCAACACCCGGTAACAGGTACGCGGGTTGCCATCGGAATCGTTGTACAGGAAGAAATTTTCAGAGTCAATGGAAAATTTGTCTTTGGGCAACTGGGTGCGGAAAGTACAATGTTCCTTCGTTACCAGCTTTGCCGATGCTTTCCCTTTCGATCTCGAATAAGGGAAAAAGCAGATCGTAAACCTGTTTTGAGGCTCCGGCAGTTGTGAAATTTCGCGTGCCAGACGTACGGCTTCGGATATGCTGATAGTTTCTTCCATGCAGCGAAAATAGGATACACAGGAATGAACAGAAAGGACAAAAAAATAAGACGTGTTTTCACAAACACGTCTTATCGGTAAGAAAAATCTAAATCTTATTCATTTTGGTATAAATGAGAATACAAAGATAATAAAATCAGTAAACAGCCCTCCGAAAAAAAATGGATTTGCCGGCCATATATGCACGCAGGAGATTCCGGAACTTACTCTGTCGCAAAATTTTTTGAAAAAATTGCTTACTGTTTACTGAAAAAAGAAGCCCCCTCCTTCACAGGCAGGGACTCCGAAACAAACTAAAAGTTCAATTATTAAAGACTTATATTTTGTAAAGATACGATTTATTAGCTTTCGTTTTGCCTGATGCTGATCACTACAGTATACTTATTTCCGGTAAATATATGCGTATCGCATCCGTCTTCCCGGGTGCGCACAACGTGGAACTTGTCGTTGACACTCAGCTCGCTGCATTCACTTTGCGTTTTGCTGATAAAATTGAAGTATGAATGTATGTACTCTATCATACCCTAGAACCTGATCCCCCTGCGTTTGGCTGGAGCTGGTGTTTCTTTGGTCTTAATTGTTGCTGCCATGTTTTTTTTGAGTTTTGAATTATGAGTAATAAGGCCGGTTCAGAAAAAAAATGAATTCGGCTGCCATATATGTACGCGTGATGATCCGGAATTTTCCTTCGCCGGAAATTTTTTTTTTTGAAAAAAATCCTGAAATTAATTAGCCGCTAACTGAAGTAATAACAACGGCGGGTTAAGCTTACGGATGTCGTGGATATCAACCCTACGGCCTCCGGCATGTATCCGGATCTCAGAAGCGCCCCGGGATGCTTCCCGGTACAGGTAAGAATAGACATGCAATACGGCGTTTTGCACACAAGTGCCCTCTATGGTATTAGTCACCAGGCGTCCGCTCTTGGAGGTGAAAGCTATATCTATCGTTTTCAACTCCGGATAGTCGGTAAACCCGGTAATATCCGGAATATTTTTTTCTTCTTTTTTATATTTGCTAATATCCGAATCTGCTAATTTACAAATTGTCTCTTCCGGATTCGGTTTCAAAATGGATTCAATGGCCATATATACCGGCGCAGACACATCAGGCGCTACAGGTTCCGGAAAAATTTTTTCTTCAGAAAAAGAAGCTCCTTTTGTCACCTGTTGGCTGCTTACTGTTAACAGTTCATTGACTGCCAGTGCCGACACGGTTATTATTTCGTCCTGGTAGGCACTCCGAACGGCAAAATCATGCCAGGCGTCCGGAATGGGGCCGAAAGGCCCTAAGTAATCTACTTCGATCATTCCGGCGTTGGAGTTATATATGTAAGTGTGTCCGATGGATAGGGTTATAGGGTTCATAGGGCAGATATTTAAAAGTCAGTCATTATATTATGCTTGGTTCTCAATTTGTTAAGCATGTTTTCAGTCACTTCATAACTGCCATTCTGATAGCGATGCTTAACCCCGCGGCCAGATAATTCAACACCTTTTGTATTTATTGTGTAAGAACCTCCATTACACGCAGTAAGCAACATGTCAGCCTTTTGCTTTTGCTCGTCTATTAGAGTTGGTTTATACTCGCCTTTTTCGATAAAAGGAGTATCAACCTTGTACATTATTACCCCAGGAGCTTGATAAATGACTGATTTTTGCAATAAATAGGCATTAGTTTGTACCAGTGCATCAGGATGTAAAGGATCAGCATTTTGTTTGCAGCGAATTACGCTACTAACCCGGCCTACAGCCTTGAAAAATCTCCGGGGGCTTACGCCTGTGTTATGCGTATAGGCCTGTATACGGGCGATTTGATTTTTTACATCGGTTGCTGTTTTAAATCTTGCTTTCATAGGAATAATATTTAGTTTGTTAATATTCAACCTCGTTTGTTTAATTGCAGCCCCTGGGAGCTGCAACCCATCACAATTTATTATTGCCGACTTTGGACGGCGAGGGTTATTATCTTGGTAAAGGGAAAATAAATTCGTGTCTGCGAACGGGTTCGTGATCGGATCCGATGTAAAACAATCCGTTTGCGATGCCTTTCACTTGTTTTTTACAATTGTAGTATGTGTCAAATACATATTGTCCGATAGAAGGGGTTTGCACTTGTTCGTTACTTTCACACTCTACAGTTAAGTTTTTAGGATTCACCGGGAACCAATAAGAATCTTTATCAAGGTATACGCATCTTCCATTGTCAGGAGTGCAGAAGCCTAGAATAGTATAGCCTTCGAATTTAACGCCGTAATCATTAGTATAGGTTACTTTCTGTCCTACTTTCAGGTAAACACCGGGAAGGCTGTTTAATACTTCTACATTTTTTTGTTTTGCCCAGTTCTTAAAGTCTTTAGCATGACCGGCGTTTCTTTCGTTTCTGTTGTTTAATTCTGTTGCTTTCATAATCGTATGTTTTTAGTTTGTTTGATGATTGATAATTTTATCATTAATTATGCTACAAACATAACATTTTTATCAACACTAAACAAACTTAGATTGTTAAAAATTGATTATTTTATCAATGAAATAAATATATGTTGATAAAATCATTATTTTTACACAATAAATAGCATAACAATTTTATCATGAATGAAGAATTAAGAATAAAAGAAATACTAAGTGAAAGAAAATTGAGTATACGAGTATTAGCTGAAATTATGGGCGTAGATCCGGCGAGCTTAAGCAGATCGCTATCCGGTAAAATGACACTAGACACCCTAAGAAAAATAGCATTTGCCTTAAATGTAGAAGTATGGGAGCTATTTACTCCATCAGTCAGTAAAGAGGAATTAACGGCCCTGGTAGACCACCGGGGGCGATTATATAAGGCTGGTAGTATAGAGGAGTTGCAAGAGATAATAGAGGAGATAAAAAAAAGCGACAGTTAACTGTCGCTCTTTTTTGTTATTAAGGGTCACTTATTATTTTTTTATAGCCATCCCGGTAACAATATAGCCCGATCCGTGTCTTATAACTTCCGTTACTTTATTGCCTGAAGTAGTTTCTTTTACTACCTGATAATTTTTATCATAAGTAATTTTTAAGTTTATTATCCCGTTAGCGTCTATTTTCTTTAATTCCTCTCCAATCTTAAGCACTACATATCGAGGTGTATAGCGCACATATTGCGATTCTTTTTTATCAGATTTAGAACCGTCCCTTTTATTCCTGACAGTGTAATAGCTATCATTCGCTTCTTTCCTTTCACCTTCCCGTAATTCGATGTATATACTACCAATGGTTTGATAATCAAATCCAACTGAATTTGATTCAGTTACAAAAATACCATCATTAGTTAACAGTGTATAATCCCACACATTCACATAATTAAGCGGTATAGTGTGAACTTTGTATGTTTCGCAAGATGCGAAAAAAACAGATACCAGTAATACAATTAAAATTTTCTTCATAACGTTTATATTAAAGTTTTTGTAAATGTATAAAATAATTTAACAATTGATCTGTTATGCACATAGAAAAAATATTCACTTTTTTGTGAATATAATAAATTATTATTACCTTTGAGGTATAATTTAAACGGTATGAACATAACATTCGAGAAGGAGTATTTGCAGGAATTATACGAAACCGGTAAAACAACGGATAAAAAATACCGCTTCCAGCCGGAGGTAATAAAAGCCTATGCAAAATGTATATACCGTATGCAGGAAGCGATAACCCCGGAAGATCTTTATAGGTATAAGTCATTAAATTTTGAAGCGTTGCAGGGAGGCAAAAAGGGATTATATTCCGTTAGGGTAAACTTACAATACCGCATTGAATTCGAAATACAACCCGAAAATGAAAATGTAGAAATAACCGTTTGCAACATCGTTGAATTATCGAACCATTATAAATAAAAACAATATGGGAACAATTACTAACAAGCCGGCTCCTTATTATCCGATCCATCCGGGGGAGATAATAAAAGATGAAATAGAATATAGAGGAATATCACAAAAGAAACTAGCCGTTAACTTAGGTATTTCCTACACACTGTTAAATGAAGTATTGAACGGTAAACGCCCGGTAAATACTGAATACGCCCTACTTATATCAGCGGCCCTTAATCTCGATGCAGAAACTTTATTAAGGATGCAGACACGTTATAATATGCAGATAGCCGGCAAAGATAAAAAGTTATCCAGCCGCCTGGAAGCGATACGTAAAGCGTGCGCCGTATTGTGATATTAAATTGAAACTTTCAAGATCACAAATTGCGACCTTGAATAGACATTATATTCAATAGAATTATATATGATTCATTTTCAGTGATATTCTCAAATTATGTAGTCCGCATGCTATTAGCATGACCTGGTCATCGAAGCCAAACTTGTGACACCTGAAACGA